GTGAGACTCACGCCATCACAGCAAACAATCGCTAAAAAATTAGGTGTGCCACTCGAAGAGTATGCAAGACAATTAAGTCAAATCACGAAGGAGGTATAAGCATATGAAAAAAATAGACGAAACAAGAACTTCCCGTGCGAGCCAAACTAGAGATAAGAGCTCTAAGAAAAAAGTTTGGACTCCACCATCAAATTTAGATGCACCACCAGCGCCTACTGGTTTTCAACATAGGTGGCTAAGAGCCGAAACCATGGGTTTCAACGATGCTAAGAATATTCAGGGCAGATTAAGATCTGGTTATGAATTAGTAAGAGCCGATGAATATCCTGACGGTGATTATCCAAGAGTTGAAGACGGCAAATACGCTGGAGTGATCGGAGTTGGTGGCTTGTTGCTGGCAAGAGTGCCGGTTGAGATCGCGCAACAAAGAAATGCTCACTATCAAAAGAAACATGAGCAAGTCGTTGAAGCAATGGATCACGATCTTAAAGGACAACAGCATAAGAGTATGCCTATCAATATCGATAGACAAACTCGTGTAAACTTCGGTGGTACAAAGAAAAGTTAATTTTTTAACGATTCCTAGACCAACGATTAACTAACAAACGGAGAAAAAAACATGGCAACTAACAAAGATGCTCCATTCGGAATGAGAGCAATTGGTAAAGTTGGTCAAAATGACGATAACCAAGGTCTATCAGAGTATAATATCGCTGCTAGCGCCCCAGCAATTTTCCAAAACGATGCTGTAAAAGCATTGAACACGGCAACAATTGCACAAGCGGCTGCAGGTGATACTTTAATCGGTACACTTACTGGTGTCTTTTTTACCGACGCCAATACAAACAAGCCAACGTTCGCTAACCATTTGAAAGCTTCAAACACGGCAACGGACATTGTTGGTTTTATATCAGATGACCCGTATGAAAGATTTGAGATTCAGTCTAACGCTGCTTTAGCGTTAACATCTGTTTTCTTGAATGCGGACATCGAAGTTACGGCTGGGACTACAGCAAACTTTCAGTCCAAGTCTGAACTAAACGCATCTACGGTTACTACAAGTACAGCTCAATTGAGAATACTTGGTGTGACTAAAGACGCAGAAAACAATAACACTTCAAATGTGACTACATTTGCTACAAACGCGAACTTTGTTTGCAGCATTAACGAGCACTTCTTGAAGGGTACTGTAGGAGTATAAGGAGATAAACTATGGCAATAAGTAGAGGACAACTAGTTAAAGAACTAGAACCAGGTTTAAACGCCCTTTTCGGCCTGGAGTATAAACAATACGAAAACCAACATGCTGAGATCTATGCTACTGAAACTTCAGACAGAGCGTTTGAAGAAGAAGTAATGTTATCTGGCTTTGGACAAGCACAAACTAAACCAGAAGGTTCTGGTGTAGTGTTTGACAACGCACAAGAAACATACACGGCAAGATACACTATGGAAACTGTTGCGTTAGCGTTCGCGATTACTGAAGAAGCAATCGAGGACAACTTGTATGACAGACTTGCGTCTAGATATACAAAAGCGTTAGCAAGATCTATGGCTCAGACTAAACAAACAAAAGCGGTAACACCTCTTGTGAATGGATTTACTACATTCCAATCTGGTGACAGCACAGTTTTGTTTAGCAGATCTCACCCAACAATCGCTGGAAACGTTGCGAATACGTTAGCTACTCAAGCTGACCTTAACGAAACGTCATTAGAGCAGTCTTTAATAGACATCGCTGAAATGACTGACGAAAGAGGTTTATTGATTGCAGCAAAAGGATTAAAATTAATTATTCCTTCAGCTCTTCAATTCACAGCTGAGAGACTAATGGCTTCTCAAGGTAGAACAGCTACAGCTGATAATGATATCAATGCTATCAGATCTATGGGAATGGTTCCTCAAGGTTACAGAGTGAACAATTTCTTAACTGATCCTGATCAGTTCTTCATTATTACTGATGTACCAAATGGTATGAAGTACTTTGATAGATCACCTATCAAAACAGCTATGGAAGGTGACTTTGACACTGGAAACGTAAGATACAAAGCTAGAGAAAGATACGTATTTGGCGTATCTGACTATAGAGGTATTTACGGTTCTAACGGAGCGTAATAAATAACTTTAAAGGGGGCTGTTGAAGGCCCCCTTTTTATGATAGAAAGAACGAACCCATGAAAAATTTCCGAGTACAAATCAGAGCATATGGCTACCATGCTGACTTCAATATGACGTGTGAAGACGATGATAAAGCTTTTGAAAATGCACTAGTTGACAAGCTAGGACAAAATGATATAGTCTGGGAAAAAGACGGATTTACTAGTAAATCCAAATTGTGGTTAACCTATGAGGAGGTTATAAATGACACACGTTCAAGAACTCTACACTCAGAAGAGAGGACTGGAACTTGAATGGTCGCAGCACTATAACAGAGAAAAAAGATATACTCTGGATATGGTGAGGATTGATGACAAGATAAAACAAGTCATTAATCATATTAAGCTAGCAGAAGCAAAGGAAGCTTCAATGCTTAATAGAATAGAAAATGCTGCACCTGACGTCTCTGTAGCTACGTAAGATAAAAACGCTACATCGCTGAAATCGCACTTTCTTTTAAGGCTCTCTTGCACTCTATCAAAATCTGCTATATACCTAAATCACTATACAATTAATTAGAACATAGACGCGTATAGTCGACGGCCTAGAGACTATGTTCGAAAAACTAGGAGGATAATAATATGGCAAATACTACATTTGATGGCCCGGTACGATCACGTAATGGGTTTCAATCAATAGGACCAGGATCAACTGTTGCGTTGACTTTAGCTACTAATTTAACAGTTAAAGACCACGCAGGCAGAATTCTTACTATGGACCCAACTGGAACACCTACTGCGATTACTTTACCGTCAATCGTTGGTGGAGCTGATTCATCAGTAGCGGGACCAGGAAGCGATCCAAACAATCCAAGCACTATTGGTACAACTTTTGAAATTCTTTTCATTGATGAGTTCACTGGAACAATTTCAACTGATGGAGTTGATAAGTTTGTAGGTTCTGTAATGATCGGTGTTGATGATGGCGCGAAAAAAGCTTTCGTACCTACAGCAGCAAACGATATCGTAAACTTAAACGGAGAAGCTGGAGCATCGGTTGCTACTAAAGGTGGCTTAATCGGATCTAGAATTAAGTTTACTGCAACTGCAGAAAATACTTACATGGTTGAAGGTTTACTAATTGGAAGTGGAACAATCGTTACACCTTTTAGTGGATCGTAATAATTACGTGGGTGGGAAACTTTAAGACTTTTTGATCTTAATACCCACCCACACTAATAAGAAAACGGAGAAAAAAATATGGTATTCGGATCAGATAACGAAGCAACACAACAAACAACTGAAACAGGAACAGTTCAGTCTGGAAGAACAAGAGTTTACGGATTGTATTATACTGGAACAGCTACTGCTGGAGACATCGTTTTAAAAGACGGAGGATCTGGTGGAAGTGCAAAAGTAACTCTTTCAAAAGCAGCTGTTGCGGAATCTAAAATGGTTGAGTTTCCAAGACCTGTTTTATTTAAAACAGATGTGTATGCAACTTTTACGACTGAACAAGTTACGTCTATTACTGTTTTTCATAGCGGCGGAAACCAAGATTAGGAGGCTGACTAATGGCCAACACGACTTCTGGAACTACAACGTTTGAAAAAACTTTTTATATCGATGAGATAGTCGAAGAGTGTTACAACAGACTTGGGCTGTTTGATATGAGCGGTTACAATTTAAAAACCGCAAGAAGATCTTTAAACATAATGTTTCAAGAATGGGGTAATAGAGGACTTCATTATTGGGAAGTAGGAAATACAAATATTACTTTAGTTAACGGTCAAAACGAATACGCCATTTATCGTTCTACAGGTGACGGAAATTCTAACGGAGTTACTTCAACTTTAACAGCAGCCATAACTACAACTACTCAAACCACTGGAATTACAATCGCTTCAAAAGACAGAATGCCTACAGAAGGAACAATCAATGTAGGTTCTGAAAATATAAGCTACACAGGATTTAATAGTTTAGAATTAACTGGAGTAACAAGAGGAGTTAATGGAACAACCGCAGCTACTCACTCTAGCGGTGACGCAATTACAAATTTTGTAAATGGTGCTTCTGATATTTTAGAAGCCTCTTTTAGAAACAGCTCTAATGTTGATTCACCTTTATCAAAAATAAATAGATCAGCTTATCAAGCTTTATCTAATAAATCAGCTACAGGTCAGCCATCACAATATTTTGTTCAAAGATTTATAGACAGAGTAACTATTCAATTATATTTAACGCCTGGATCTTCAGAAAATAATCAAGTTATTAATTTTAATTTTGAAAAAAGAATTCAAGATGCAGGTGTTTATACAAATGCAACTAATGTTCCATACAGATTTGTACCTTGTATGGTTGCAGGATTAACTTATTATTTATCTATGAAATATAAAAAAGATGAAACACAAGCTTTAAAACTAATATACGAGGATGAATTGGCTAGAGCTTTAGCAGAAGACGGATCTCCATCAAGTACGTTTATCTCTCCTAAAAGCTACTACCCTACAGCATAATTATGGGAAACACAGCAAGAGGAAAATACGCAAAATTTATTTCAGACAGATCTGGATTACAATTTCCATACAGAGAAATGGTTAGAGAATGGAATGGTGCAAGAGTTCACACTTCTGAGTTTGAACCTAAGCAACCTCAATTAGAACCAACACCTTTTACAGCTGACCCTCAAGGTTTACAACATCCAAGACCTGCAAGAAAAGAACCACCTACAACTGATATTTTACCAGAAAATCCTTTTTCAACTAATGGCACAACAACAATAACAGTTAGTCAACCTTTTAGTGGATTAGCAGATAATGATCAGGTTAGATTTACAGGATTACCAAGACCCATTGGCGGTGTTCCAGTAGCCGCGTTTACTTTAAAAACTACTTTGGCTTCTGATATAACAGCCACTGAAGTTGGATCTTTAACTTTAACTGATGCAACTTATTATCCAAGTTCAGGGTATTTGATGATTCAAAAAATTATTGAACCAGGTGTATTACCAGCACCAAATGAAAATATAACTGTAGGTCAATTTCAAAATGAAGTTATTCAATATAGCTCAAAAGCAGGTAATGTTTTAAGTGGTTTAATAAGAGCATCTGCAGCGCCTTTTAGAGGCGTAACGTTAAATCCTACTATAGCTGGAGCTCACAGCTCTGGAGCTATTGTTTTTGGGTCTTATCCAATAACAATGATCGAAACAACGGTTAACCAAGCTGGACAACCCTCACAAGTTACTGTAAAAAATAGCTATAGTTTTACAGTTAATTCAGCTGCAACATCAACAGAAACAGGAGGAGGATTTCAAAGTATTGTAAGTCCTTTAAACGATAGAGCATGACATATTTAGAATTAAAACAAAAAATTAGAGATTACACAGAAGTTAGTTCAACAGTGTTTACCGATACTATCATTCAAGGTTTTATTGAAGATGCTGAATTTAGAATTTTAAGAGATGTTGATTCTGACAATAACAGATTCTATGCTACAGCTAACTTAGTTGTAGATCAAAGATATATTTTAGTTCCTGAAAATACTTTAATTATTAGATCAGCTCAAATTGTAAAACCACCAAGTGGTACTGAAGACAGAGGTTTTTTACAGTTTAGAGATCCTAATTTTATGAGCGAATATAACCCCACAGACGCTACTGGAGAGCCAAAATACTATGGCTGGTGGGATGCAAACAATATTGTATTTGCTCCTGTCCCAGATAAAACTTATGAAATTCAGATAAATTATATCTTGAAACCCACTGGATTATCCGCTACAAATAGTACCTCATATTTAGGTACGAACTTTCCCAACGGACTTTTATATGCATGCCTAGTCGAGGCTTACGGATTTTTAAAAGGCCCACAAGATCAGTTGACACTATACGAAAATAGGTATAAACAAGCTGTAGAGGCCTTCTCAATTGAAGCAATGGGA